GTATAATTTAATAAACTAAATAGACCCTAACCAAAACATTTGGCGGGATACAGATTAACTTCTGTGTCTCGCCTATTTTTATATGTCACTATTAAGTAGATTTGGAGGATTCCTCACATTAGGACAAGACGTAAACAAAGTCCAAGGAGATGAACTCGGTAAGGCTGAGGGTATTGTTTCTCAATTACTTCCTGAACTCACTATTACTACAAAAGATGAAGACCTCATCAAACTCAAGAAACAGTGGACTAAGGCATGGGAAAGAGATCAGGCTGTCCTACATCACAAACAGAAAGATGGTGAGCGTTACTGGCTGGGAGGGCAGAGTGACGGGTTCTTTGACAATGATGATTCTATTCAAGGAATTATCAGTGATGGTGGAGTGGGAAATACTCATGCAAAGATAGACAATCTTATCTTTGAGGCGTTAGAGACATTCTTACCCCAAGCTACAAGGCAAAAACCAGAACCTGTTGTTACAGCAGATGAGACAGATGAAGGCAAAGCACTAGCGGATAAGGTACGCAAGATGCTCATCTCATTGTCAGACACTCTCGTTTTCAAACTTAAACTCAAAAGTGTTGTCCGTAACTGGGCACTTTACTATCTGGGTGTAGTCAAGGTTGGATGGGACTTCACAGAGGATGAAATAACAATGGTAGTACTCCGTCCTCAGAAGTTTATACTGGACCCCAATGCGTCTATTACAGAGAAGGGAGTCTACACAGGCGAATACTTAGGAGAGTTCAGACAAGATACTGCCAAGAAACTTATTGAACGATTCCCCCAGAAGAAGGAATTTATAACGAGATTTGTCAACGATAACTTGGGTACGAAGATCAAATACATAGAATGGTGGGCTGACAATGGGCGTATTCTTTTCTGGACTCTTAAAGATGAAGTTCTCAACAAAACCCTCAATCCTCACTGGAATTATGAAGAGGATAGAACTGTAACAGATGAGAATGGTGTTGAAACCGTTGAATCATTCACACAAGGCAACCACTTCAAAACACCTCAAATACCTTACACATTCTTATCTGTTTTTAATCTTGGTAAGAAACCATATGACGAAACAAGCCTCATTGAGCAGAATCTAGGCAACCAAGACAAGATAACCAAGCGTTATAGACAGATTGATCGCAACGTGGACTTTGTGGACTTTGTTTACGTCTTGTCCTAATGTGAGGAATCCTCCAAATCTACTTAATAGTGACATATAAAAATAGGCGAGACACAGAAGTTAATCTGTATCCCGCCAAATGTTTTGGTTAGGGTCTATTTAGTTTATTAAATTATACTATGGTTTTGAGTTTAGTGCAAGTTATCGCCTGTAAACAATCTGCTCAAACCTCACTTGTGCAAGTTGTCCTTGACTGTTAAATGATAATATTGCATTGCCGTTACTCATCTTGTGTACCTTCTTATCTATCAATACTTTGAACATCTCTTGGTGTTCTCTGAAGACGAGGAATAGCTCTGCTTCTTTGTCTGTTAGTTCTATGGTGTTCATTTGTTCTCAAATATATTAAATACTCCACCAACCAGTACTGACAGTAAGAATAATGTGCCGAGCCAGATCCAGAAGGATGAAAATATAAATTGTAATATCTCTAACATAGTTAAATAAAGTTAAACGGTTGCCCTATCCTTGGAATGTCCATCGTGTCATCTGGGTTGATTGTTGGCGCTGTTTTGATTCCAGCGAAAGGATCATCTGTGCTAATAATGTGTCCACTTCCTCCACCGAATCTATCCATTCCCACTCTCCAGTAGAGTGTAGCGTGTGCCCAGTGGTCATCTCCATTTCTCTCCCACTTCTTCTCCATGACTCCTAGACTGTTCTCCTTTTGAATTCTAAACATGTTATTCCAGTGTAGCCAGTAGTCCCACCAGTCATTCTCGTTACCCTGTAGAGGTATCATTCCATCGTAGAACTCGTCAATCACTAGCTGTAGTCCTCTGTTCCGGTCAACGTTTACTGTGCCACTTTCTTCATTCTTACCCCACCTCACTATCTGCTGTGTCTTTCTGTCTACGCTGTAATGACAGAGGAAGATCCTACCAGGATACTTCGTTTGTAGTTTCCTAGCACCGATCAGGTCTCCCCCTTGGTCAAACACAGCAACACTTGTCTTCCAGCGCTTCAACAGGCTCACTATCTCATCGTAAGGATCATACCCTTTCTCAGGTTTCTTGGTCTCACCATAGTAGAATAGACCAGCCCTGTTACCACACACGTAGTGTAGTCTTATCCCTGTGTCTACTCCTATGACGATTCTACCCTCTTGCATGTTCACTTCAGGCGTTAGATTCTTGGTTATCATGTCGAGAGTAGGTTTGTTACCACTTCCTACGTAAGGGAGGCCAAGCACCTTGTTGTAGAAATATTCCTCTGACTTGTCGTTATAATAACCAATAATATCTTTAGCACTGACCCATGGACATATAAAGAGAGGTATCCAATAGCCCGAAAACTTCCTGTCCTTGAACTTTTGTACCCATCTGCCCCTACGCCTCATATCATCGCTCAACTCCTCACTACAGAGCTTACAGACGTATATCTGACGCTCCATATCAAAGGACTGGGGCCATGACATGAACTGTTCTTGTGTACACGCTCCACACTTGATAAACCAATGCTTTTGGTCTGACTTCTCCCAGTATCGTGCTACTCCATTGTTAGGAACAGAGGGGTGAGAGAAGAACCATTCTAGCTTTACATCTGATGCTTGTAGTCGTGTCGAGTATTGTTCAATAACTCTTTGGTCTGAGGCATCTACCTCATCATAGATGTTAAGGTCTGATGAGACCATCATCGCTGCCTTCTGTGTGTAGGTTCCACGGTAGTAGATGATGTTGTCTCCTACTGTCTTCTGCTCTATTGTGTCTCTGTCTTTGGTCCAGTCTTTAAGTATTTGGTTCTGAGCTATGATCCTGTTGATCTTTCCTCCTGCAAAGTCTTTAACATCGTTAGCCGTAGGGAGAGTGTAGATGATGTCTAGTCTTCTGTTCTTTGCTATCCACTGACTAGCGAGTATGGCAGCTGTTGAGAATCCTATTTGCGCTGCTTTGTAAATGACGAGGTTCTTGTTTGCCTTTGCCATCTCCCTTAGGATGTCGAACATGAAGAAGTGATCTGACTTAGGGAGTATGTTGTAGGGAGTTCCGTCTTCTGTGAGAATCTTATTCTGGTTTATCCAAGCTATGATGCTGTAGTTTTGTAGTTTCATCTAGTTATTTTCTTCCAAAAATTCAATAAATAACTCAGGCAAGTCGTCTATTTTCATATCTAAGGTAGCTCTTGAATTAGCATGAGGATTGTTTTCAAAAAACTCTCTCTTCTCACGTTCTTTCTTTTCATAAATCCATATCATAAATGCACCGAAGTCAGTTGGCACTACTTTCTCATATTCGTATGTCTTTTTGTTCATATCACTCCTCATCTTTTAACTTCTGCTCATACTCCTCTGCTATTTGAGAAGCTCTACTGTTGTCTATTTCAACATTTAGATTAACTACTGCTTTCTTTTCTGGTGCGTAAGATCCTGTTACTTTGAATACTTGTTCTGCTGCTTTTAGTCTGTTGTTGTCTTGTGCTTTTGGGTTTAACATTATCTCACTTACAACAGTCATTGCGTTCTCTTCTGTGAATCCTAATATTTGTAATTCTTCTTGTACCCCTTCGCTCTCTAACACCCTTTTTGGTTGGGTTTGTAGACCAGTACCATAGCCCACACTTTTCAACACTTGTCCAGCGCTATCAGGTTTATCCTTAGCCATATTCTTAACCATTGCTTTAGCTACTTTCTTTTGTTTAGTTGTAGGCATATTACTCTTCTTCACCTTCTTCATCTATAGAGGTAGTTACTATTACATCAGGGTCTGTACTTATATTACTAGGACATTGTGTAGTTGATGAGGACATTATTTAAAATATGGTTTTAGGTCTCTCCAAGTAAATGAGGGGTGAAATTCAAAATGTCCTGCGTCCCAGCTTCCTATGCCTTGTAAGTTTAGTTTCTCCGCTTCAACTCTTAGTACATCCCACCATGATCCATGAGGAGGTTTCCAGTTATATTTATCAAATGCTACATCAAATGCTAGACCATATTGATGGTAGCTTTGTAATCCTCTTGCTCTTGTTACTTCTGAAGAGAGAGAGTCTTGTCTTTTAGCTGTTCTGAATCCTTCTACGAGCCAAATTGGTTTGTTAAGTTCAGCCATTCTCTCCTCTAGTTTTTTGTACTTTTCCTTTACATTGGGGTAAAGAGCATCTTCACCTTTAAGTTCATATAAAGCAACACGAGCTAAGTGTTTAGCTATTGGTTGTTTAGCGGCAGTTTGCTTTGCTAAATTACTTAATAGAGTTTGTATCAGGTATTTGAACTTTTCCATATTCTATTTCAAAACGTGGGTCGTTAGGTTGTAAAAAATCTCTTTGGTGTTCCTTACGATATATTTCATTATCTATGTTCCCTAGGGGACTTTTAGGAGTTACTAGTCTTTTACCGCATCCTGAGCGAGTACATACTTCAAGTATACCACTTTTACCTTCATCGAGTACCTTGTATTTGTGTAGATGTTCCATTATTTCTTTTTCTTTGGTGCTTCAGCTGGTTGTTCTTCTAATTCAGGTTCATGGATTGGTGAATCTAACTCAACTGCATCTACATCTTCCCCCTCTCCAACTTCTTCCTTTTCAGGCTCATTAAATTGTACTTGTGCTAGTAATCGTAGAACTATCTCTGGCTTTCCATTTTCGTTCTTTACTTCAACGGGTACGGCTGCACATACAATCGAAGCGTTGTGCTTTTCTAGTAATGGTAGTAGTTCCTTACTAAATGCTTCTGATTTCTTTTCTTCTGCCTGTTTCTTTAAACTTTCTGGTGATAGATCCATGTTTATTTTATTAGTTTAATAACATCTTCTCCG